ATTGCAAAGTCCTTATTGGACGAAGGTGTAACTCTTGGAGTTTCTTCAAGAGGTATGGGTAGTCTTCGTGACACACAAGAAGGCTATAAAGTTGTTGGAGAGGACTTCATGTTAGCAACTGCTGCTGACATTGTTGCAGATCCCTCTGCCCCAGATGCTTTCGTAAATGGAATCATGGAAGGTGTAGAGTGGATTTGGGATGCTGGAATCCTCAAAGCACGCAACACATTCACAGAATCTGCACCTGTTGAATCAGTTGCAGTGATCGAAACCCCTGCTGTAGTTGAAGCTAAAGTAGAGGAAAAGATCGAGGAAACTAAGGAAATCATAAATAACTTAGTGGATCAAAAGAGACTCGACGAGAAGAAACTGGAGTTGTTCCAGTCTTTCCTGTCAAATCTCTGATTTATAAATAAATATAGATTACGATATCTACAACGATTAAAAGGAGAGTTCAAATGTCTAGTGGGGATTTACAGGAAATGGAAGTAGGCACTAAGCAATCCAAAACCGCTGTTAATTCTGGCGCCGCTGCTGGTGATCCAATGCCAAAGGCACCAAATTATGTACCTGATCAAGGTGCAATCGAAGATCTCGGTGGACCTACCCCTGAGAACTCCAAGCCAGATGACGACTCTAACAAGCTTAAGACACCTGACAAGACTATTAAGCAAGTTAAAGACGTAGTTAACAAAGGTGCTGCTAAAGCTGATCCAATGCCAGCTGGTCTTAAGAAGACTGGTTACGGAGAGGAGACTGAAGCTAAAGCTGAGGAGACAATTGCCGAAGAAGAAGCAACTGAAACAGATGTAGTTGCAGAAGCAGAAACGGAAGTCAATGTCGATTTAGCTATCGAAGAGGATGTAAATGCCCTTCTTAGTGGCGAAGAACTTTCCGAAGAGTTCAGAGAAAAGGCGAAACTTGTTTTCGAAGCTGCTCTGAATGCGAAAGTAGATGAAGTATCTAAAACTCTACAGGAAGAGTACGACAAACAACTTGCTGAGGAAGTAGAAACCATCAAGGTTGAACTCACCGAGCGTACCGACTCCTACCTTGAGTATGTCGCAGAGGAATGGTTAGAGGAAAATGCAATCGCTGTCGAGCGTGGCATCAAGACTCAAATGACCGAAAGTTTCCTCGAAGGCATGAAAGAGCTTTTTGAAGCACATTATGTAAATATCCCTGAAGATAGATACGATGTACTTGAGTCTATGGTAGACAAACTTGATGAGATGGAGACAAAACTCAACGAGCAGATTGAGAGAAACGTTGCACTAAACAATAGATTAGGCAGCGCCACTGCTCAAACAATCATTAATAATGTTGCAGAAGGTTTAGCTGTATCCCAAAAGGAAAAGCTTGCTTCCCTTGCAGAAGGTGTTGAGTTTGAAAGTGAAGAAAGCTATCGCGAGAAACTAGAAACACTTAAAGAAGCATATTTCTCTAAGAAAACTAGTGCTCCGAAAGAAACTGTAGCAGAAGAGTTAAAAGAAGAAGCAAATCAAGAAATTGGTGACGTATCCAATTCCATGGCTGCTTATCTGAATGCACTCAATGCTCAGAAGTGATTTTTAAAACCTTTTAAACAAAGAAACACAAGGTAAGCAAACAATGCAACAACAAATCAATTATAACCAACTCACTGAAAAGTGGGCTCCACTGCTTGATGCAGATGGAATCGATAAAATCTCCGATTCTCACAGACGTAACGTAACTGCTGCTCTGCTCGAGAACCAAGAGCAAATGCTTCGTGAGAACGCTGAGTTCCTTGGTGAAGCATCTCCTACCAACTCCGCTGGAACTGGTGGATTCTCTGGTTCTGCTGCTGATGCAGGTCCTGTTGCTGGTTTCGACCCAGTTCTGATCTCTTTGATCAGACGTGCAATGCCAAACTTGGTCGCTTATGACCTTGCTGGTGTTCAGCCAATGTCTGGACCTACTGGACTCATCTTCGCGATGCGTTCTCGCTACACCAACCAGAGTGGTACTGAGGCACTGTTCAATGAGCCTGATACTGCATTCTCTGGTCAGGACGACGATCAGTCTCTGACTGGTGGTATGACCGACGTAGCTGCTGGTTTCGGTACAGACTCTCAGTCTGGTTCTAACCCTGCAGTTCTTAACCCTGTTGGTTCTGCTACAACTTCTGCTTACAACGTTGGTCAGGGTATGGCCACTGGTGAGTCTGAAGCACTGGGTGATGGCGCTAACAACCATTTCCAAGAAATGGCGTTCAGCATTGAGAAAGTTACTGTGACTGCGAAGTCCAGAGCCCTCAAAGCTGAGTACAGTTTAGAACTTGCTCAAGACCTCAAGGCAATCCACGGTCTGAATGCTGAAGCGGAACTCGCAAACATTCTCTCTACTGAGATTCTTGCTGAGATCAACCGCGAAGTTATCAGAACAATCTACAAGATTGCTGAACAGGGTGCAACTATCAACACTGCTACTGCTGGTGCATTTGACCTCGACGTTGACTCCAACGGTCGTTGGTCTGTTGAGAAGTTCAAAGGACTTCTGTTCCAGATCGAAAGAGATGCGAACCAGATTGCACAAAGAACTCGTAGAGGAAAGGGCAACACAATTCTCTGCTCTGCAGACGTTGCTTCCGCACTCACAATGGCAGGACTTCTCGACTACACTCCTGCACTCAACGCTAACCTTAACGTTGATGACACTGGCAATACCTTCGCTGGTACACTTGCTGGTAAGTTCAAGGTCTACATCGACCCATTTGCTGCTAACAACGCTGCTGATCAGTATTACGTTGTTGGTTACAAAGGATCCTCTCCTTATGACGCTGGACTGTTCTACTGCCCATACGTTCCCCTTCAGATGGTTCGTGCAGTTGGTCAGGACACCTTCCAACCAAAAATTGGCTTCAAGACTCGTTACGGTATTGTTGCCAACCCATTTGCTGAAGGAACTGATCAAGGACTTGGACGCCTTAGAGCAAACACAAACCGTTACTACAGAAGAGTCAAGGTTCAAAACCTTATGTGATTCATTTCACGAATCTTCTCAGGAGACCCGAAAGGGTCTCTTTTTTTATGCCTACATAAGGTAGTAAATACTTTGTCATGCCATTCTATTTGCCTACTCATCATATATGTGAGGGGGTGGAGCATCAAATGCTTTTCCAAACCCCTTTATTTCAGATGAGTTTTGATATTGACAATCGGAAACTTGAAAAAGAGATTTATGATCTCAAGGAAAAAGATTCTGGATGCGTAAGATCAAATAGAGGTGGATGGCATAGTGAGGTATTATACGATAAGGACTTCTTTAGTGAGATAACAGAATCTATTGAAAAGATACTTCCTAGTTTACCGTTTCATCCAACATTAAAACTTAAAAAAATTGGTGGGTGGGCAAATGTCAACGGCCCAGGAAGTTATAACATTGCACATATGCATCCCAACACGGATCTATCTGGCGTATACTATGTCAAAGTTCCTGAAGGTGACTGTGGAAATATAACTTTCTATGATCCTAGAGAGGTTATGTCATATGGAAACGCTTTTCTAAATGAGAGATATATTGGTGGAGATAATTGTCCAAGGTTCCCTGTTGAGGGAAACATGTATATCTTCCCTTCGGCTCTAAAACATTCTGTAGAGCCAAATAATACTGATGAAGAAAGGATTTCCTTGTCTTTCAATTTATGGTTCTAAATAATAATAAAAAGTCACCATGGCTACTACTGGATCTGGAAACTTAACTGCTTGGGATAGACAAATCCGAAATAGGAACTTTTTGTCTCCTGTTGGATTTAAGTTTAATCTACAAAAGGCACCAACAGTAGATTTCTTTTCACAATCTGCAAATATTCCTTCTATCAATCTTGGTGTTGCCGTACAGTCAACATACTTGAAAGATATTCCTGTTCCAGGCGATAAGTTGGTGTTTAATGATTTCAGTATAAGATTTCTGGTAGATGAAAATTTGAAGAACTATCTTGAGATTTCTAACTGGATGAGAGGTTTAGGTTATCCTGAATCTCTGGATGAAGCAATTCCTCTGAATACTGAAGCATTCTCTGATGGTGGTTTGGTTATCTTCAATAGTAGTATGAATGCTATTGCAAGAGTTAACTTCAAGGACATGTTCCCTACAGACTTAACCCAACTTGAATTTGACGCTCAGAATACTGATATAAATTATATTGTGGCGGAAGCTACATTTAAGTATACTGTCTTTGATATTGTAAGTTTGATAACTGATGACACTTGATGAAATCCAATCGTTATGGGAAGAAGATGCAAAAATCGACAATGATGATCTGCATTTAGAATCCACCAAAATCCCTGCCCTCCACGCTAAGTATTATAGGATCTACAATAATGTCCTAACTCTTAAGAAGGCACAGGAAAACAAATTCAAAATTTTAAGAAAAGAAAAATGGGAGTATTACTCTGGTAAATCTGCACCAGAGGTATACGCAGAAAAACCATTTAATTACAAGGTTTTAAAAGCAGACCTAGATAAGTATCTAGATGCAGATGAGGAACTTATCAGGTGTGTAACAAAGGTTGAGTATCATACAATGATGCTGAATTATCTCGATAGTATTTTGAAAACTATTCTTAATCGAACATATCAGATTAAGAACTCTATTGAATGGCAGAGGTTTATTCGCGGTTATGACTGATCTTGTTATTACTAAGAAGAACGAAGTTTATTTGACAGTTGAGGCTGAACCATACATCAATCAAGAATTAGCAGACTATTTCACTTTTGATGTACCAGGCGCTAAGTTTATGCCTCAATATCGTAGTAAGTATTGGGATGGAAAGATCCGTCTTTACTCTACAGCTACAGGAGAAATATATGTCGGTCTCTTAGACAAGATTGTTTCATGGGCAAAAAAATCAGATTATACAGTAAGTTTCAGGAATAGTAAATTCTATGGAACTCCATTTGAAAAGAATGATGGCATTTCGAAAGAGGGTGTAAAAGATTATATCACTAGTATCTCAAAACATAAACCCAGAGATTATCAAATTGATGGTGTTTATGATGCATTGAAATATAATCGAAGACTTCTCATTTCGCCTACTGCATCTGGTAAATCTTTGATGATTTATTCTATCGTCAGATACTTTACAGAACAGAAAAAACAAATTCTCCTAGTAGTTCCAACAACTTCACTAGTGGAACAGATGTATAAAGACTTTATAGATTATGGTTGGGATGCTGATTCCTATTGCCATATGATCTATTCTGGAAAAGAGAAGTTTGATCCAAGAACAGTAACTATTACAACTTGGCAATCCATTTATAAGTTAGATAAAAAATTCTTTGCTCCATATGATGTAGTCATTGGTGACGAAGCACATCAGTTCAAATCCAAATCTCTAATTGGCATTATGGGTAAACTTAGAGATACCAAATACAGATATGGATTTACTGGAACTCTAGATGGATCGCAAACTCACAAATGGGTTCTAGAAGGTTTGTTTGGACCAAGTTACAAGATCACACAAACATCGGAACTTATTGAAAGGGGACATCTTTCTAAACTTGATATTAAAATTCTTTTGTTAAAACATCCGCCCCAAGAATTTGAGACCTATGAGGATGAGATTCAATATCTAATCAATCATCAACAAAGGAATCATTTTATTAAAAATCTTTCTCTACACCTGAAAGGTAACACGCTGATACTTTACAGTAGAGTAGAAACCCACGGACAGGTACTTTATGAATTGATAAATAGTGCTGCTGAAGATGGACGAAGAGTCTTTTTTGTCCATGGGGGTGTAGACGCTTCCGAGAGAGAACAGGTTCGAGAAATTGTAGACACGGAGTCTAATGCAATCATTGTTGCATCATATGGAACATTCTCGACAGGCGTAAACATTAGAAATTTACACAATGTTGTTTTCGCTTCTCCTAGTAAGTCTAGGATCAGGAATTTACAAAGCATCGGAAGGGTCTTAAGAAAAGGCAACAACAAAAATAAGGCGGTCTTATATGATGTTGCAGATGACGCCACCTACAAGCAAAGAAAGAACTATACACTTAATCATCTCATTGAGAGGGTTAAGATCTACAATGAAGAAAACTTCAATTATGAATTCACTCAAATAAAACTAAAGGATTAAGTATGGAAGAAGAATTCTACGGAACGATAAAACTAATCTCAGGAGAAGAAATCTTCGCTGAGATCCTCCCTACTGAGGAAAACGGCCGTGCTCTTCTTTTGCTTACTGATCCCGTTCAAATCCAAACAGTCTCTTTAAATGTGAATGGGATGGAAGGTGTCAAGATTGACCCATGGATTAAAAGTCAGTCTGACCAAATGATTGTTATTAATATGGATAAAGTGATAACAGTTCTAGAAGCAGAAGACGATGGAGATATGGTCCGCGCCTATAGGAAGTTTTTAAGACAAAAACAAAAAAACCAAGGAAGAACCAAGGTTACTAAAAAAATGGGATACCTAGATTCAGTATCCAACGCAAGGCTTCTCTTAGAGAAGATATATAAAAATAAAGAAGCTTCTACTGATTCTGAACTCTGACAGAGTTATTGTACACAGTATTTGGAACCTTGTCAAGCATAAGGTTTTATGATATACTTTATACAACGGAATTAGTTCCACGCATAAAGGAAATTATGGTATGGCCATTAGATCGACAAGGAAGAGATCGGAGCATTATGTAAATAACAAACAGTTTTTGGCTGCGGTTATTGAACTGCGAGATTTTTTTAGGGATGGTGAAAAACTCGGTCACGAAAATCATCGTGTCACGATTAAATATTTCAAAGAACACCCAGATCGTATTGTTGCAAAGAAATTTAGAAGGTGTTATGAGTATCTTGGAAGTTGCTTCTCTAAAATCGGCAACCACCTTGCATACAAACCAAACTTTGTAAACTATATGTATCGAGAGGATATGGTTTCCGATGGTATCGAGAACTGTATTCAGTATATTAAGAACTTCAATCCTGAAAAGTCTTCAAATCCTTTTGCTTATTTCACTCAGATTATTCACTATGCGTTTCTGAGGCGTATCCAGAAAGAGAAAAAACAGATGGAGATCCGTACAAAGATCATTGAAAAGTCTGGATATGATGAAGTATTCAGTGTAGATAATGACTACGGAAACTCATCAGACTATAATTCTATTAAAGACGCAGTACAATCTAAATTATATCAATGAAAATTGCCATCATCGGAAAGGGAACAAGTGCATTAGTTTGTTCCATGATTTTCCTCAGACGAGGACACCAGACTGAACATTTTTACGATCCAGAAAGACCATTCCTTAGAGTTGGTGAATCTACTACTCCACATATCTCTTGCTTAATGCGAGATGTTCTTGGTATGTGTATTGGTACATTCGTTGATGATAAGATTGTATCATATAAAAATGGCGTCCATTTCATTGGATGGGGTGATGGTGGAGAGTTTACTCACCCATTCAATAGTAATCATAATGCTTTCCACTTGGATAATCAAAGGTGGAATCAGTATGTCATTGAGATTTTAGAGAAGAAGCGCGGCGTCGTTTTTCACCCAGAGAAATACGAAGGATATAAAGAATCGGTTGATGGAACCCATATTACTATTAATGGTAAACCCTTTGACTTCGTTGTAAATTGCAGTGGTTGGGGTGGAGATGATAGTCAGTATGATGAACCTTTGATGCCTACTGTAAACTCGGCACTACTTCATCATATTCCTGAGATGGATCAGTACCATCATACGGTACACCGTGCGACTCCTCATGGATGGCAGTTCCAACTTCCATTCCCAGAACTCAATGGTGGTGAAAGTCACTGTGGTTATCTTTACAATGATAAGGATACAACAGATGAAGAGGCAGTTGCCGAACTCAAGAGAATGTACGGCGAGGATAAAGAGTTCAAAGAAATCAAGTGGAAACCTCGTTACGCTAAACAAATGATTGTAAGTAAGTGGGAGGCCTTGAACGGTAATAGACTGTTCTTCCTTGAACCACTACAAGCATTGTCACTTGATTATTATAAACTTCTTTCCGAAGACATCTGTGATTTTGCAGAGAGGAAAACCTATGATGCACTTGTCAAAGCAAATCATAGATTCCGTCAAGAAATGATTGACTATCAATATGCTTTGTCCTTGCACTATCAGTTCGGATCTAAGTATGATACTCCTTTCTGGAACAGAGTTGTTAAGATTGCTTCTGATAATCTCAAGAGACATTGTGTCACCTGTGATGACGATCAATTCTTTGATGCGATGCAGGTAGATACTCACACATCTGATGATCTTACAACTCCTTATCAATGGAAAGAAAAGATTAGACCCGAAGATTATGGACCTAACGGCCCTAATATCGGAGGCACACTAACTAATGAGTGTAATGTCGCTGGTTTCAATTACTTTGACATTAAGACACTTTATTGTGGATTCAAGGGTATCAGGTTCCTTGAATTTGAAGAAAAATATGATGGTTTACCATGCAACTCTCAGTAGAATTAAAACAGGGAACTAAAGAGTCCCATAACGCAGCAGAAAACGGTAAGTTTATCGCTGGTTTCCTTCGTGGAGTTCTTAATAAAGAACAATATAAACAATTACTTACCAATTTTTATTATATCTACTCTGCAATGGAGGTGAGATTTGATAAATTAAAAGATGATCCAGTTCTGAGTGGTATCTATTTTCCAGAACTTCATAGGAAAAGGGCTATTGAAAAGGATTTGAAGTATTACTATGGTCCTACTTGGAGAGAACATATCTGTCCATCTCAGGCAACTCAACAATATCTTCACAGAATTGACGAGGCACCACCTACAGCACTCATCGGTCATCACTATACCAGATACCTTGGAGACCTATCAGGTGGACAGATTTTAAAGGGTATTGCCAAGAAGGCTTTGAATCCTCCAGTAGGAGAAGGGTTAAATTTTTACGATTTTAAAGATATCCCTGATGCCAAAGAGTTCAAAACATGTTATCGTAAAGCTTTGGATGACTTGAATCTTGATGACTCTGCAGTCAATGAGATTGTTGCAGAAGCAAACTATGCATTTAGACTCAACATGTTTATGTTTGAAGAGTTTGAAGGTTCTGTAACTCAATCTATCTTTAAAGTTATCTGTAATACAATTAAAGGCACTCCTCTATTTGGTGGTAAATGAAAGTCGCTATTATTACCGACACACACTTCGGTGGACGTAGGTGCAATAAAACATTTCATGATTATTTTCAACGGTTCTATGAAGATGTATTCTTCCCAACCTTAGAAGAACAGGATATTAAGGCAGTCATTCATATGGGTGATGCTTTTGATAACAGGAGGAGTGTAGACTTCTGGGCTTTGAATTGGGCGAAGAAGAATTTCTACAATAGACTCAACAAGATGAATGTCAAACTATGGCAACTTGTTGGTAATCATGATGCATATTATAAGAATAGTAATGAGATCAATGCTATTGAATCTCTGTTAGAAGATTATTCTAACATTGTTCCTATTACAGAAGCTGGAGATTATGAAGTAGATGGTTTGAAGTGGTTTGCTGTGCCTTGGATTTGCACAGATAACAAAGAACAAACCATGCAAAGGATGGAAGAAACCAAAGCTAAAGTAGTCTTTGGCCATCTTGAATTGAATGGGTTTAAACTTCATAGAGGTAACGTTCAAACTCATGGTGCTGATAAAGAATGTTACAATAAGTTTGACTATGTGTTCTCTGGACACTATCATACAAAGAGTAGTGATGGGCATATTTTCTATCTCGGTAATCCATATCAACTTTATTGGAATGATGTTGATGACCAGAGAGGATTCCATATTCTTGATACGGAAACCTTTGAGATGGAGTATATTTTAAATCCATATACAATCTTTGAGGTTATACATTACGAAGATACAAATCCTGCTCTCTTTAATGCAACTAAGTTTACAGATAAGATTGTAAAGGTTATTGTTCGTAAAAAAACAGATCCAATTCAGTTTGAAAATTTCATTGACAAACTATTCAAGGCAAATGTACATGAATTAAAGATCATTGAAAATCTATCAGTCAACGATGAGGAAGTTGATTTTGATGGAGAAAAAATTGAAGACACCGTAACACTACTCAATAAATATGTTGATGACTCGGACTTTGAATTAGACAAAGAAAAGGTCAAAAAACTTCTAGAAGAAGTTTACACGGAAGCTTGCGAAATGATTTGATGTTCATTCTTGCCTTACAAGAACAGACAGGAGAAGGTGCTTATGCTGTCACTGATGATGACGGTGACAAAGCACTGTATATTTTTGAAGAAGAAGACGACGCATCACGATATGCAGGGTTATTGGAAGCAGATGACCATGCAGAACTGAAGGTCATTGAGGTTGACGCTGAGGTTGCAATTAAGACGTGTGAGTTGTATAATTATAAGTATGTCATCATTACCTCAGAAGACTGTGTAATCCCGCCTCATGATAAAGTTTGAAAAGATTCGTTGGAAGAATTTTCTGTCTACTGGAAATACCTTCACCGAAATTGATTTGATACAACACAAAACGAATTTAATCGTAGGTAATAACGGTACAGGGAAATCCACTATTTTGGATGCCCTGACTTTTGCTTTGTATAATAGAGCATTCAGAAAAATTTCAAGAAGTCAACTTATCAATACAGTAAACGAGAGAGATACTGTTGTTGAGATTGAGTTCTCTATCTTAAGTAAAGAATATAAAATTGTTAGAGGTGTCAAGCCAGGAATCTTTGAGATTTGGGTAGATGGTAGGATGCAAGATCAATTCCCCAATGCAATTGATCAACAGAAGTATCTGGAAGAAAATATTCTTAAACTAAATTATAAGTCTTTTACGCAGACAGTTATTCTGGGTTCTGCTACGTTTGTTCCTTTCATGCAACTTAATGCACCTAATCGTAGGGACATTGTGGAAGATCTACTTGATATAAAAATCTTCTCTAGCATGGGTAATATTCTCAAAGATCGTGTCAGAGAGAATAATGATCTTGTGAAACAACTTTCTATTAAGAAAGAAATGGTACAAGATAAAATTGAGATGCAAAAAGAGTTTATCAGTGATCTTGATAAACGTGGTAGAGAAAAAATCAAAGAGAAACAACATAAAGTAACACAGTTGCTTACGCTTTCTGAAAATTTACAGAAAGAGAATGTTAAGAATCAGAAAACTATTGACACAGATCTTCAAAAAGAAGCAGAATCTTTGTCAAAATCTAATGCAACCATTAAGAAATTATCTTCCGTTCGTTCAAAACTGCAACAAAAGATGCAGAATTTGACAGAAGATCATAAGTTTTTCAAAGAAAATTCGGTTTGCCCTACCTGTGATCAGGACATTGAAGAACAGTTTCGCTTAAATAAGATCGGGGATATTGAAGATAAAGCTCGAGAGCTTAATCAAGCATATTCTGATCTGAAATCATCTATTGCCGAAGAACAGTCTAAGGACAAGAGATTTGCAGAAGTATCCTCGATGATCTCTGAACTCAACAATGGCATTTCTACCAATAATACAAAAATTACTGAGTACCAACGACAAACTTCAGAACTCGAAAGTGAAATTCAAAGAACTACCTCACAAATTAAAAATCGAACTTCTGAGACAGGCAAACTTAAAGGACTCGAAGATGAACTGCTAAGTTGTGAAGAAGAGAGGGGAAAAGAAACAGAGACCAAAACATATCTAGAGTTTGCACAATCCTTGATGAGGGATACTGGAGTTAAATCCAAGATCATCAAGAGATATCTTCCTATGATGAACAAGCAGATCAATATGTATCTGCAGAGGATGGATTTCTATGTCAATTTTACTCTGGATGAAGATTTCAAAGAACATGTACAGTCACCTATTCATGAGAAGTTTAGTTATGACTCGTTCTCTGAAGGTGAGAAAATGCGAATTGATCTTGCTCTTCTGTTTACTTGGAGAGATATTGCTAGGATGAGGAACACTTCCTCCACAAATCTGTTAATCTTGGATGAGATCTTTGATAGTTCTCTTGACGCTTCTGGTACAGATTTGTTTAGTATTTTGATTAGATATATTATTACAGATGCAAATGTCTTTGTAATTTCACATAAGGTTGATGAACTTACTGATAAGTTTGAGAAAGTAATTACCTTTGAAAAGGCGTCTGGATTTAGTAAGGTGGTCAGTTGAGGAAGTGGCACACAGCCGCTTCCATGTCCATGTGGATCGTGTATTATAGGTATAACGAAACGAAATCACATGTCCACAGTCAACTACGAAGTTAAAGGTACACTCGCCAAACTCTTGGCAATGGAAGACCTTATCATTGAGAACCGCAACGTATCTACTGCATCTTTCGATGTTGATCGTCGTGTTCTTACTCTTCCTCTTTGGGACCGTGCTTCTAGTATTGTCTATGACCTTCTAGTTGGTCATGAGGTAGGACATGCATTGTTCACTCCTAATGAGAATTGGAAACTAAAATATCCTGAATTGCCTCAGAACTTTGTCAATATCCTTGAGGATGCTCGTGTAGAGAAACTAATCAAACGTCGTTTTGCTGGTCTTCACAAGACATTCTATCACGGTTATTCTAAACTTGCTGATGATGATTTTTTCGGTATTGATGATGTTGACTTTGATGACTTGACTCTTGCTGATCGTATCAATCTTCACTTCAAAATTGGAAACTTCGAAGACATTCCATTCAGCGAAAAAGAACAATACTTTGTTGATGCTGCCAAGGAACTAGAGACTTTCGAACAGGTCTTGGAACTTACTAAGGAACTTTACGATCATTGTAAGGATTCTATGGAGTCTCCTAATGATCAACCACCACAAATGGCTTCTTCTAAACCAGATCAAGATTCTGGTGATGGAGAGGGTGAGTCTCAGAAGATTCAACAAGAAACTTCACCTGATACTCCCCGTAGTGAGAATGATTTTGAAAGTGGAGAAGGTAACCCACAACAAAAGTCTGATGCTGACTGGGATGATGCTGAAGAACAAGTTCAAAACAATCCATATGGGGGTGAGACTAGTGAGTTGGATACTATCACCGACAAAAACTTTGCTGATTGTGTAGAGGATCTAAACGCACCATCTCAACGTAATGTTGATAATGCATATGTGGAGATTCCTCAGTTGAATCTTAATACCATTGTTGCTAAGAATTCTGATGTACATGATGAGATTGAAACATTCCACGCTTCATATGAAGCATCTGCTTTCGAATACGTTGATAATGAGTTTGCTAAGTTCAAAAGATCTGCACAGAAAGAAGTCAACTATCTTGTAAAGGAGTTTGAGTGTAAGAAAGCTGCAGACGCATATGCTCGTGCTACGGTTTCTCGTACAGGAGTTCTTAATACCAGCGTTCTTCATACTTATAGGTACAATGAAGATCTCTTCAAGAAAGTTACTGTTGTCCCTGATGGTAAAAATCACGGTCTAGTATTTGTTCTTGACTGGTCTGGATCTATGAGTGAAGTGCTTCTGGATACTGTCAAACAACTTTATAACCTTATTTGGTTCTGTAAAAAGTGTAATATTCCTTTCGATGTTTATGCTTTTACTAACGAGTGGGCTACTGTCTCTTATGATCATGAGAATCTAAACAGTTACGGTTCACCCACCGCAGTTTATCCTGCAGAACATCAGGAAAGAATTCACAATGAACTTTATGTTGAAAGGAATTTCACCTTGATGAACTTCTTTACTAATAAGGTTCGTGGTAAGGTTCTTGAGAAACAACTGAAGAACCTCTGGCGGGTCGCCTGGGGTATGACAACTCAGAATCGATGGAATACCCAATTCCAGTACCCTCAACGCCTGAGTCTATCTGGCACTCCTCTCAACGAGGCTTTGATTTGTATGAATGAAATCATTCCAGATTTCAAAAAAAGGAATGGTGTTCAGAAAGTTCAGTGCATTGTACTGACTGATGGTGAAGCACCTCCAATGAAGTACAATGTTATCCTTCCTTCTTCTAGGAATCCTGAAGAAACATGGACTGGTACACGTTCCTGTTATCCTAATAACGTATTTGTTCGTGATCGTAAGACTGGTTGTCAGTTCAGAGTTGAAGATGGGTATCATGGATGTACAGATACTATGTTGAAGCAACTCTCTGCTAGGTTCCCTGAGACTAATTTTGTTGGTATTCGTGTGCTTGCACCTCGCGACTCCAGTTCTTTTATCCGCAGGTATACCGAATCTTATACTGAAGTAGAGAAGTTAATTAAAGACTGGAAGAAGACAAAGACTGTATCCATTCTTGGATCTGGTTACGACACCTATTTCGGTCTTTCTTCCACTGCTCTTGCACAGGATTCTGAATTCATGGTCAAGGAAGATGCAACCAAAGGTCAAATCAAACAAGCCTTTGTTAAAAGTCTTCGTACTAAAAAAATGAATAAGAAAATCCTTAGTGAATTTATTACTCTCATTGCATAAATACAAATACTGAACTAGTATCTACCATGAAAACTTTCACACAATTCATGCTCGAGAGTATTGAGTTAGAGGAAAGTAGCCTGAATAGAATTAGATCCAAGTCTGAAAAGGGTGGTATGGCCATCCTTTCTGGACAGAGAGGAGATAAGTCTAAGAAGGAGAATAAGGAGAGATCCAAACGCACTGAACGTAGAATCAGAGGCGCTGGACTTCCTGGGCCAACCAAGGTCCAAGGTAGATACACCGAAAACCCTGGAACCAAAGATGAGAAAAAGGTGGGCGAGAAGTCCCATGTAGTCTCATCTGGTAAGATGGGTAAAAGAAAATTTAAGAAAACCATCGAGAAGTTAGGAACAGAGGCTGGACTTAAACACAAAAAGAATGTAAAATCAGGATCGTCGAAAGACAATCAGGATTCTGTCCTCATTCAAAGAAAGCCTAAGGGTTCCGCAACTCTCAAGGGTACTTCTAAGACATCTTGGCCTGGAAAGGGCAAGAATGTCAATACTGGTAAGATGAGGCCTGGTAGAACAGGTGAATTCGATACCAAAGTGAAAAACAAAACCTTTACTTATGAAAAGACCTAACCGTTGGAGACGATCTCAACGTCCTGGCAAATTTCCATTACCTCACGTTATCCTAGAAGACAAGAAAGAAGTCTGGATTCGTTGCACCAGTGCTATTACTGCAATGGGAATTACTGCAATGATGGAGAGACATTATCCTGGCTACAAAGGACATATAGCATCGGAGTCCTATTTTGAGGAACTCAAAAGGTCCAATCAGTAGACAGTCTACAAAGTGTCCCACACCCCCTTCACACAGGGGGTTTTTCATGTATTATAGATATATCGACAAACAAACAAATGCCTTTTGAACCCGTCCCCGTGACAACCGATGACCTCACAAACTATCTGACTGAACAACATGGAGAGTCAGTTGGTGTTCCTGAACTGCTCGGTGCTGCTGATCATTTCAACTGTTCTCTCGCTACTGTTAAGAAGCGTTTGAAAGGTCACAAAGCTGGTATTGGTAAGTGGAACCTTACTATCCAAGAAAAGCTTGAGAAGAACTTCCAAGCCCCTTCTGCTCTACCTGCCGTTGAACAGAACCTTATCCCTTCTAAAGATGATACCTTCGTCAAGTTTGGTAACTTCACTGATATTAAAAAAATTATTCAGTCCCGTCTTTTCTATCCGACGTTCATTACTGGACTCTCTGGAAACGGTAAAACGCTCTCTGTTGAACAAGCGTGTGCCACCCTCGGACGAGAACTCATCCGTGTAAACATCACTGTAGAGACTGACGAAGATGATCTTATTGGTGGCTTCCGCCTTGTTAACGGTGCAACCGTCTGGCATAATGGACCCGTCATTGAAGCCCTCCAAAGGGGTGCTATTCTGCTCCTTGACGAGATCGACCTTGCCTCCAACAAGATTCTCTGTCTTCAGTCTATTCTCGAAGGAAAGGGAGTTTTCCTCAAGAAGATTGGCAAGTTCATTACGCCCGCAGAAGGTTTCCAAATTTTCGCGACCGCTAACACTAAAGGTAAAGGTTCCGAAGACGGACGATTCATTGGTACTAACGTGCTCAACGAAGCCTTCCTTGAGAGGTTTGCCATCACCATGGAACAGGAATATCCAAGTCCATCGGTTGAACAGAAAATCCTCATGGCTCTCTGCGATGACACAGAGTTCTGTAAGCGTCTTGTAGACTGGGCAGACATTATTCGTAAGACCTTCTATGATGGCGGTATTGAGGAAGTAATTTCTACCCGTCGTCTTGTACACATCATCCGTGCCTTCTCTATCTGGAAAGATAAAGCAAAGGCCATTCAAGTTTGCATCAATCGTTTTGATGATGAAACCAAACAGTCCTTCTTGGAACTGTATGATAAGGTAGATGCAGATGTAAATTTTGACTCTGAAGAGAATGGATCTATGGAAACATTGGAAGGAAGCAGTATTTGAGTCCTTTCCAGAACTGTACCACCATTCAACTTGGGCCGAGTGGGAGGGGAAAGGAACCTCTCTCACCGCCAAGGTGTATGGAACTGATAAAAATTGGTACATCAATAAGGCTAGGGAAGTTGAGATCTGGAATGAAAAATCCTGTATCTACAACAATATAATCTATCCTAGGACTGGTGAGAATGTGCCGTGTTTCGGTATGGATCTCATGGGATTTTTTGAGAAGAAAGTCATTATTGTTTTTGACTTTCAACACCCTATAGAACACTGTTCTTTTTCTGTACAGGGTCTACCCAAGTCCGAAGGAGATTATAGATTCTTTGAACCTGGCAATCATTTCTCAGATAACATCTACATTGCTAAATGTACGTTCGATGAGGTTGATGAACATCTGGAAACTTTCAAAAAATACTTGACTGTTTACAGAGACATGTTAGAATCAAAGAAACCCAGCCAGAATCTCATGTACAAAACCTATCATGATTTTGACAAATACATGAGAGCCCTTGATCCTGTATCAGGTTATCTAAAGGGTAAGTTTGGCGAAGAAAAGGC